CTACGCATCAGATTAACACAGCTCCAACGATGAAACAGGCCGAGGAGGTGCTTTCACCGTTTCGCACCTCCATTACGCGCGCACGCGGGCCTCTGTTCAAGTTCCTTACCGAAGGGTCTCTTCAAAACACAACGGGCTCTAAAGCGAATCGGGTGAAGCTCGCCTCGACCAAGAAGGGAATCGAGAACTTCCTTACTGGATCGATACTCGAGATTCGCCCGATGGCCATTAACAAGTTGCAGGGATTGCGTCCTAAGATCTCTACGATCGATGAATGGCTATCCGGTGACCTTCGAGAGGATGTTGTAGGTGCAGTCGAGCAGGGAGCCTCCAAGCTGGAGGACTATTTGATCGTGGCTATCAGCTCAGAAGGAACTGTCCGAGCCGGTTCAGGTGACACTATCAAAATGGAGCTTATGGACATCCTTAAGGGCGAGTACCTTGCTCCGCACGTTTCGATCTGGCACTACAAGTTGGATGAAGTCGAGGAAGTGGCAGATCCTGCGATGTGGGTCAAGGCGAATCCGAATCTAGGAGCGACGGTTTCATATGAAACTTATCAGCTTGATGTTGAACGGGCTGAGAAAGCTCCCGCCTCACGAAATGACATCCTCGCGAAGCGGTTTGGTATTCCGATGGAGGGCTATACGTACTTCTTCACGTACGAAGAAACCCTTCCCCATCGCGCGCGCGAGTTCTGGCAAATGGCATGTGCACTCGGGGCAGATCTTTCTCAGGGAGATGACTTCTGCGCATTCACCTTCCTCTTTCCGTTGGGTCGTGAACAGTACGGTGTAAAAACGCGCAGCTACATTACTGAGCTCACGATGACGAGACTTCCTGGAGCAATGCGACACAAGTACGAGGAGTTTGTCAACGAGGGAAGTCTTCACGTGATGCCAGGTAGCATTCTTGACATGATGGAAGTTTACGACGATCTCGATCGATTCATCCTGACTTCCGAATACGACGTTCGAGCGCTTGGCTACGATCCATACAACGCCAAGGAGTTCGTGGCTCGTTGGGAAGGCGAGAACGGTCCGTTTGGTATCGAGAAGGTCATCCAAGGAGCTAAGACCGAATCGGTTCCTTTGGGCGAGATCAAGATCATGGCGGAAGAGCGACTCCTAATCTTCGACCAAGGTCTCATGTCTTTTGCAATGGGTAACGCCATAACATTGGAAGATACCAATGGCAATCGTAAACTTTTGAAGAAGCGTCAAGAAGAAAAGATCGATAATGTTGCAGCCCTGATGGATGCATGGGTTGCCTTCAAGCTCAACAAGGATGCGTTTGAGTAGGGAAGGAGGTGGGATGGCAACGCGAGTTGGTACGGCAATAAGACATGCGTGGAACGTCTTCACTACCAATGTGAACAAAGCTCGCCCTTACGGTTATTACGGCTCAGGCAATTCTGGTCGACGTCCTGATCGCCTAAGATTTAGAATCCCCAATGAGCGCTCCATGGTCTCCTCGATTTATACTCGTCTCAGTATTGACGTTGCTTCCATAGACATGCGTCATGTAAGACTGGACGACGAGAAGAGGTATAAAGAAGATATTGACAGCGGTCTCAATAACTGTTTGACTGTAGAAGCCAATATCGACCAAGCTGCTCGCGCATTCCGACAAGATATTGCTCTGACGTTGTTCGACAGAGGTGTCGCTGCGCTAGTTCCGGTGGATACAACTATTAGTCCAGAGACTTCTGGTGGGTACGACATTCTCACGCTACGCGTTGGAGAGATCACCCAGTGGTTTCCTCAGCATGTTCGAATAAGTGTGTACAATGAAGAGTCGGCTCAACGAGAAGAGATTACTCTACACAAAACCGCAGTAGCCATTGTAGAGAATCCGTTGTACTCGGTGATGAACGAACCGAATTCGACTCTTCAGCGTTTGTTGCAGAAGCTTAATTTGTTGGATGCTGTCGACGAGCAATCCGCTTCCGGAAAGCTTGACATCATCATTCAGCTCCCCTATGTGATCAAGTCTGAGGCGCGACGAGAACAAGCAGAACAGCGCCGAAAAGACATCGAGTTCCAGCTCAAGGGTAGCCAGTACGGTATCGCTTATACGGATGGGACTGAAAAGATCACACAGCTGAATCGGCCAGCCGAAAACAACATGATGGCTCAAATCGAGTATCTAACACAGATGCTTTATGGCCAGCTTGGTCTGACCGAAGAAGTAATGAACGGTACGGCGGATGAGAAAGCTATGTTGAACTATTGGAATCGTACTATTGAACCTGTTCTTACGGCTATTACAGAAGCAATGATACGCACCTTCTTGACCAAAACTGCTCGAACACAGAAGCAGACAGTTGCGTTCTTCAGAGATCCGTTTCGTTTGGTTCCAATCGAGAATATTGCTGAGATTGCCGATAAGTTTACTCGTAATGAGATCATGACGTCGAACGAGATGCGCCAAGTTGTTGGTATGGCCCCGCATCCGGACCCCAAGGCGGACAAGCTCATGAACAGTAACATGCCGCAAGGAAGCGATACGCCAGTTGCCAAGGAAGTCCTCAACTTGGTACCGACCTTAGACGAGACTGATCCAACACTGGGAAAGAAGGTTCAAAATGGGAGCAGAGGCTAAGCCTGATTTCAGCGGCTACGCCACGAAGGCTGGTCTTAAATGCTCAGATGGCCGAACGATTACGCCAGACGCGTTCAAGCATCAAGATAAAGAGATTGTCCCCTTGGTCTGGCAGCATGGTCACAATGAGCCCAGCAACGTATTGGGACACGCTGTTCTTGAGAACCGCAGTGATGGCGTCTATGCCTACGGTTTCTTCAACGGAACCGATCAGGCGAAGAACGCACTAACTCTGGTTCAGCACAAGGACATCAAGTCGTTGTCCATTTATGCCAATCAGCTCACCGAGAAGTCGAAGCAGGTTCTGCACGGCTTCATTCGTGAAGTGAGTCTGGTTCTCTCCGGCGCGAACCCTGGCGCCCTTATCGACAACGTAACTCTCGCGCACTCCGATGGCGAGCTGGTGACGTTGGAGGATGAAGCAATTATTTACACCGGTTTGGAACTGCATCATGCCGATGGTGAGTCGACGGAAGAGACCGAAGAGAAGGAAGAGACCGAAGAGACCGAAGAGAAGAAGGTCGAGCATTCCGCTGAGGATCCAACGGTTCAGGAAATTTACGATGCGATGACTCCTGATCAACAGACCGTCGTTCACTACATGATCGACAAAGCGCTTCAGATGGCAGGATCAGAGATGAAGCAGTCGAGTGAAGAGAGCGAAGAGGAGTCAACAACCTCGGAAGAGGAGTCTAAGTCAGAACTAGTCCATGATGAAAATAAAGAAGAAGGAGTGCGCATGACTCGTAATGTCTTCGAGGAGCAGAATGGTAGGAAGAAGCGCCCCCTTCTGAGCCATGATGCCATTAATGGGATCGTCGAAGAGGCGCAGAAATCCGGTTCGCTGAAGCATGCGGTGGAAGAGTACGCACTGAAGCACGGTATCGAAGACATCGACATTCTGTTCCCGGACGCTCGTACCATCGCGGACACTCCCGAGTTCGACAGTCGTCGAGTCGAGTGGGTCTCCGGTGTCATCAACGGTACGAGGCACTCCCCGTTTTCTCGAATCAAGTCGATCGTCGCTGACATCACCCAGGAAGAGGCTCGTGCTCTGGGTTACATCAAGGGTAATCTGAAGAAGGAAGAGTTCTTCGGATTGGTCAAGCGTGTCACGACTCCGTCCACGATCTACAAGAAGCAGCAGCTGGATCGTGACGATATCGTGGACATCACGGACTTCGACGTTGTTGCTTGGCTGAAGGCCGAGATGCGTCTCATGCTCGACGAGGAAATCGCACGTGCAATTCTCATTGGTGANGGACGCGATGTCGCCAGTGTGGACAAGATCAAGGATCCAGCTGGTGCCAGCGAGGGTGCTGGTGTTCGCTCGATCATGGCGGACGACGATCTCTANGCGGCAAAGGTCGAGGTCGATCTCTCGGACGCAAACTCGAGCCCGGGTGAGGTCGTCGATGCGTTGATCACCAACATGGGCATGTACAAGGGCTCAGGCTCGCCGACTCTGTACACGACATTGCCGTTCATCACGTCTCTCCTCCTGACCAAGGATGGCATGGGACGTCGTATGTATCACAGCAAGGACGAGCTCGCTGGCGAGATGGGCGTTTCCGACATCCAGTACGTCGAGGTCATGGAACAAGAGGAAGATCTTCTCGGAATCGTCGTCAACCTGAAGGACTACACGGTTGGCGCAGACAAGGGTGGAGAGATCAACTTCTTCGACGACTTCGACATCGACTACAACCAGTACAAGTACCTGTACGAGACCCGCATTTCTGGGGCTCTCACCAAGATCCGCTCGGCTTTGGTGCTTACAAAGAAGCCGTAAGGTAGGTTCCCATGGCAAGATTCTTTGGTCGTATCGGTTATGGAGAATCGGTAGAAAAGAACCCTGGTGTATGGGTTGACGAGATTATTGAGCGAGAATATTTCGGAGATGTTATCCGGAATGCTCGAAATCTTCGTCAAGGAGAGAATCTCAATCCTGATCTTAGCGTACAAAATTCGATCAGCATTGTAGCCGATGCATATGCCAATGAACATTTCTTTGCCATTCGTTATGTGGAATGGTCGGGGGCTTTGTGGACGGTTGATAGCGTCGAAGTACAGAGTCCCCGACTTCTGCTGAGATTGGGGGAGGTGTACAATGGGCCAACGCCTGCAGTTACACCAACTCCTTGAAACGTTTGCAGACAATGTCTATTTCCAGCCGCCAACGAACATCAAGCTGGTTTATCCCTGCATTATCTACAAACGTGATTTCGCAGACACTAAATTTGCGGATGACAAACCTTATAACCATACGAAAAGGTATCAGGTTACAGTCATCGATCAAGATCCTGATAGTGAGATTCCAGAAAAAGTCGCAGCAATGCCTATGACCCTATTTAATCGATTTTATACGGTTGATAATCTCAATCATGACGTTTATAACGTCTTCTTCTAAGCGAAAGGAAACAAATGGCACCGCTGACATGGGACGAAGTTGGTGATCGCCTCTACGAAGTCGGTGTAGACCATGGTGTCCTGTATTTGCCGGATGCAGCTGGCATTTACAATACTGGATTTGCTTGGAATGGTCTCACGACTGTCACGGAGTCTCCCTCTGGGGCAGAATCCAATCCGCAGTACGCGGACAACATCAAGTACCTGAACCTGTACTCGGTCGAGGAGTTCGGTGGAACGATCGAGGCATTCACATATCCGGACGAGTTCGCCGAATGCGACGGCACGTTTGTTCCCTCCGAGGGAGTAGCCGTTGGTCAGCAGACCAGGAAGCAGTTCGGCTTGTCGTATCGGACAAAGGTCGGAAATGACATCGAAGGATCCGACTTTGGCTATAAGCTACACCTCGTGTACGGATGCACGGCCGCTCCATCGGAGAAGGCCTATGCAACGATCAACGATTCGCCGGAAGCGATCTCGTTCAGCTGGGAAGTCACTTCGATTCCTGTGCCGGTGACAGATCATAAGCCGACTTCGCTGATCGTCGTCGATTCCACCACGGTCGCTGCGGCAGACCTCACCGCACTCGAGGCTCTGCTGTACGGTAATGGAGCAACCGAGGCAGCACTCCCAACTCCGGATGCTGTTATCGCGCTCTTTGCTGGCCCCTAAACTCAAGTAACTCTCTCTCCCCTGACAGGAGGCCGGAGGATGCTCACGATTGTAGTTCCAGGCGTTGAAATGTTTGATGAAAGCTCTCGGGAGTTTGTGATGGAGGGCAACGTGACGTTGGAGCTAGAGCATTCTCTGGTCTCACTGTCAAAATGGGAGTCCAAACACGAAAAGCCGTTCTTAGGTGCAGCCGAGAAATCGATTGAAGAAGTTCTCGACTACATCAAGATTATGACGGTGACTCCTAATGTACCTGAAGATGTGTGGCGACATCTCTCAGAGGAGAACGTCGAGGAGATCAACAAATACATCGATGCCAAGATGACTGCTACGTGGTTCAACGAGCCACCTGGTGCTCCGAAAAGCAGAGACGTCATTACAGCCGAACTTATCTACTACTGGATGATCGCATTTGAGATTCCGTTCGAATGTGAGANNTGGCATCTCAATCGATTGTTCACGTTGATTCGCGTCTGCAACATCAAGCAGGCAAAGCCGCAGAAGATGAGCCGAGGTGAACTTGCAGCTCGCAATAGGGAACTCAACGCTCGACGCAGAGCGCAACTCGGAACTAAAGGTTAGGGGGTGACATGCAACTAGTCTGGGATCANATAGGTGAGCGTTCTTACGAATACGGNGTNGANCATGGAGTNCTTTANCTTCATAACGGACCGGCAGTCGTCTGGAATGGCATCACTGAGGTGGAGGAATCGAGCTCGATCGACTTGAAAGAATACCATCTGGATGGAGTGAAGTACCTATCGACGTTGGTGCCCGGAGATTTCGAAGGGAAGCTCAAAGCAATCACCTATCCCGACGAATTGGATTCGTTAATTGGACAAGTGCAGGTCTCTCCCGGGTTGACCTATTACGATCAACCACCAAAAAGTTTTAACTTGTCCTACAGAACCAAAATTGGCGACGATTTGAATGAGGATTCCGGTTACACGCTTCACATTCTGTACAATATTGTCGCCAACCCCGAAAACGTCGTACGAAGCTCAATCAAGGATTCAGTCGAACCGGCAGATTTCAGTTGGAGCTTGACTGGAGTTCCTCCGAGAGATGGATTCCACGGAGCAAGACCAACGGTTCATGTTTCTATCGATTCGAATGAAACTCCTCCTGATATCTTGGCGATTATCGAGAACACTTTGTATGGAACGGGTTTAAGCGACGCAAGTCTTCCTTCTCTGAGTGAGCTAGCTGAATACTTCGGATATTTGGGAGCACTTATCATCGTCGATCACGGAGACGGCAGCTGGTCAGCCATCGACGAGTCGGACAACTATATTGAGATGCTCGATAGCACTACTTTCGAGATCGAGGATGCTGATACTACGACGATCGACGCCGATACGTACACAATTTCATCTACAAACGTAGGCTAGGAGGTGAAATGGCTACAATCACAGGTCTTACCGCTGCTCGAATGCAAGAAATCGAGGCCGGATCGGTTATCGATGGCGATATTGTCGCAGGTCATCTGATCCTTACGAAGCACGATGGGACTCAGATCGACGCAGGACCGGTAGCTGGCCCAGCGGGACCTCCAGGGCCTGCGGGACCTCAGGGTCTTAGCGCAATTCCAGGTGAAGTCAAGCTTTGGCCCTCCGATACGCTTCCAGAGCTCGCTACTTGGGGAAAGTGGGTGTGGGCTGATGGAGCAGCTTACGACGTCGCAACATATCCCGTCGCAGCCAGTCACATTGCTGCCGCTTGGAAGACATTTGACGGTGTCAGTGATCCTGGTGCAGGTAAGTTTCGTGTTCCGGATCTAAGAGGTCTGATCGCTGCAGGATTAGATCAGATGCCCGCTGGAACTCGCGCCAATCGCATGACTCGAACAGCCGCGATTACGCTGGCGGCTAAAACGGGTAAAGAACAGCACGCTCTGGTAATCGGTGAAATGCCAAGTCATAACCACGGTGGTATGACCGGTGCTGCCGATCGCGCTCTTGGTACGAGTCTTGGTGGCAGCCATACTCACGAATATATCGGTGGCGCGTACATGATCAACAATGCCGGTGCAACGTTCAGCCATTCGACTGGCGGCAACACAAAGCTAAACGCGACAACCGTCGACTCTGTAATTCCTGCTGGTGGTGCTCACTCGCATACAGTGACTGACCATCTCCATTCGATAGGCGCTCAAGGTAGTGGCAACGTACACGAGAACGTCCAGCCGACGGTGATGGTTCCGTACATTGTTTGTCTAGGCGGTTAAGATGAGACTTTCACTGGAAGGAACTCTAGTCAAACCAGAGCCAGTGATTCTAAGATTTGTTCCTCCTATTCCGTTAGGTCCAGATCCAATTCTAGATGTCGAACATTACCGCGATCTAGGCTATACCCACTTCGACGTTATTTGTATCGGCGGTGGAGGTGGTATGGGTGGAGGTATCGATACGGCAAATACCGGAACTCTGGTCCGAAGCTACGGCGGCGCAGGTG